GTTTAACTTCTGGTTTAGCAGTAGGTTTAACTTCTGGCTTTACCTCTGGTTTAACTTCTGGTTTAACTTCTGGTTTAACTTCTGGTTTAGCAGTAGGTTTAACTTCTGGTGCTTTAACTGGTTCAGCTGGTTTAACTGGTTCAGCTGGTTTAACTGGTTCAGCTGGTTTAGGAGCAGCAGGTGCTTTAACTGGTTCAGATGGTTTACCAGGTTCTGGTTTAGGAGCAGGCGGTTTCTCTTCTGGCTTTTTCGCTTCTTTAAATACCTTTTTTATAGGTTTAAATTTCACTGAAAGCGCTTTTATTATTTCATTATTTCTTCTAGTTCTAAGAAGATCATCACTTTCAATATTTTGAATTTTCAATTCATGATTTTTAATTTCTTGTATTCGAGCATCAATAATTAAACTGTATATTTTGCCAAGAATATTAGCAGCACGATCCATAACATCATTTATCTGCTCGATAGATAATTTTTTAGCCGTTTTCTTAGTAAAAGAAGCTATATTCTCGGCTTTTTGTTCTGTTTTTTTAGAAACTTGTTTTTCTTCTTTCATTATTTTTTAAGTTGTTCTCGTATTTTTTGATTTTCTTCTTCAACATACTGAATCAATAATGAAATATAAATGTCTCGTTCCCATGGCATCATATTTTCCAATTCTGTCAGACTATACTTATGATGCTGCATCATTGCAAAATTTGTTTTGTAGTAGTTTTTCAAATTATCATAACGAAATATTAGGCGAAAAAACTTTCTAGTCCCTCCACTTCAATACTATGCTCAAATCCACATTTGCTACATTTAATCTCAATATCTTTTTTCAGTTTAGGCAAATCATTAAAGAATTCTTCCAATTTTTCAAATTGATTTTGATTAAGAGATTCGACAAATTCTAACAATTCACCCGGTTGTGCTTCACTTGCATAATGATATTGATCACCATCAAAAATATATTCAATACTTTCTGCAATCATGTTGAATGTTATTTCTGTCATACTCTGCATATTAGCCGAATCTTTCACAACATAAAATTGAGGATATCTTAATTTAACAAATATTTTTTCTGTCAATTGAATATCTTCTTTTTCTTTAATACCTTCGACATTTATATCTAAAAGCTCTATTTCGACATCCATTATATTACCACAAAGTTTATCTTCAACTTCATTATTACATTTGTATTTTGTCTCAACAACTTCAGAAACAGATTTTGCTCTTAGATTTATAAAATAATATTCAACATCAACAATAGGTAATTTATCAATATTAATATTTTCAGTTAAAGTACAATTATTTAAAATATCTTTTATGCTATTGTGTACTGTATCAGTATCATTTGATTCCATAGCCATTAAAAGATTTCTTTGTTCTTTGACTAAAAATGGTCTAAACTTAATTTTCTTTTTAGATAGCGGTAACTCTATTTCATACGTTGGCACATCAATTTTTGGTAATGGCATTATAAAACTCCTTTATTAAATTATTTTCAAACTCTTTTCCAATCAGTATATGCAAAAGTAACTGTTAATTTATGATATCCCTCTGATGACCAATCTAGATCCATTTGATTCATAGAAATAGGAAACGCTTCATTCAAATTAACAGCGTAGCTTCTTTTACCGTCAGATTGAAATTGTTTTATTAAAATTTCAGCAGAATATTGTTTTTTATATTTGAAGTTGTACTTATCTGTAGGATTTATGTAATACATCCAATCTTCAAATAGATATTTTTGTTCCATATTACTGTCTACAATGAATGTTAAATCTATATCATTGTATGTTGTCAAATATGGAAATTTTTCAATAGGACCATATATCTTTTGTTCCATAGTTGCCATTGTTTTTCCTGGCAAATTTGCATTTTCACATCTATAATTTATTTGTGTTGGATATTTAGAACCAAAAATTGCAAATGGACCACCATAGATAAAGACCTCAAACAAAGAATTTTTTGCTAATTCACCTTTAAAAGAAGATAAGAAAGTTTTTATATTTGCAGGCATTTATGATTTCCTTATTTGATCTACAGATTCTTTCCAAACTTTTTCTGGTCTAGCTTTCATAAATTGTTGTATAGGTAAAAATAAAGCAATATCCCATTCATCTGGCTGAACAACAAGTATTCTTGATCTTATATGTGAATTTAAATATCGTTTTAAGCATGGTTGAAATTCTTTATATCTTCTTACTGAATTTAATATATCGTATGTTATTTTAATTCTTTTAATATCACCATCTTCATTTAGAACTGCGCGATCCATCAGTTTTTCCATAAAAATAATTCTATGCTTTATTGGTAAATAATGCAAATTTAAACCGAGAAATCCATCAGGGTATCTCTCCAATATAAGAACTAGTGGAAATCTATCCCAATAAGGTAATTCTTTTTTGGTTTTGGCATCATAATAAAAGAAATAAAGACCACCTAATATGAATTTATTTACTTGTCTGGATTTTTCTTTACTTATTTCAGATGCAATATGAGATGTACGTTTCAAATCTGCAATCTTGACCATCAACCATTTCAATGACTCTTTTGCCATTGTTTGAAGTTGAGCACTTGATTTTTCTTGGGCTAGTTTAGTTAGTCTTGAGTTCATAGAAGTATTTAGTTATACATTCAAATCTTTTTCTGATAATATTTTAAATTCCCAGCCTCGATCCAAACAATATTCTGATGCTGCTTTCCATTTAGCTTGATTAACGCCCCAAGTTACAACTTCTGTTATATACTGTTTAGTAATTCTTTTTTTCTGTTCAGGTGGCATAGTCTGCTTTTTTGGTTTAATTTCAACTAAATACGTTTTGGTGATATCATCTTTTGTGCGAATTTTTATCATAAAATCAACAAAGTACCTGTGATATTTACCGTCAACTGGTGATTTGTATGGTATTACTATTTCTTCAGATGAAAATGATACTACGCTAGGATTGTTATCACACCAATTGAGAAACTTTAATTCCCATGATGATCTGTAAATTACATTTGTTGGATCACCCATATACTTTTCAACATTTCTTACTTTATACTTACCTTGCAAATATCTCATAATTTTCCTCCGCATCATATTTATCATTATAAATATTTAATAAACAGAAAAAAGGTAATACATGCCATCTCCATTAATTACACTTGAACCAGATAAAAATCGATTTGGAGACGAACAATATAGATATCCAATAGATATTGGAAACAATTCCAAGCGTAGCCATATTGTTCAATTTACAATATATGATCCAAAAGAAATAAGATTACAAGGAGCTCCTCAAGGAGATGGTGGTCAATGGAGTGATGGTGGTGGGGATGGTGGTGGTAATTTTTTATCTGATGCAGTTAGTAGTGCATTGGGTAGTGTCGGTTTAAATTCAGATATAGTAAATTCAGCACTAACAAATATTAATCAAGCAGCTCAAAATTTTTTAAAAAGTGGATATAATGCAACAAGTGGATACACACAGACAAATGGAAGTATCACTTTATATATGCCAGATAGCTTAGATTTTTCATCTTCTGCTGCATATAATAGTCTATCATTAGGCGATTTAATCGCATCAGTTGCAGAAAAAACTATAGGACAATTATCTGGTATGGGTAACTTAACTGGAGCATTAGGTAATGTCTTGAGGGGTGAAGGAACTACAGGTGCATTAGGTAAAATTGGATTAAATGCAGCAGGATTTGCGATTAATCCTCAACAACAGCTTTTGTTTCAAGGTATAGATTTTAGATCATTCGCTATGGCATTTGTATTTACAGCAAAATCATCTTCAGAAAGTGCAATGATAAAATCTATAGTACAAGCATTTAAAAAAGCAGCAGCACCTTCACTAGTAGAAGGTACAGCAGGATTTATATATCGACCACCATCACTTTTTGAAATAACATTTTTAAGTGGAGGATCAGCAAATCGATATTTACATAAATTGGGAAAATCTGTATTAACAGATGTACAAGTAAATTATGCACCAAATGGATGGTCTGCATATGAAAATGGTGCACCTGTTCAAGTAACGTTAGGATTACAATTCCAAGAAGTCGAACTCATGCATAGAGCAAAAATAGATGAGGGCTATTAAATGAGATACTTCAAAACTTTACCAAAAGTTGCATATAAAGATAAAACTGGTTATATTGTTCTTTTGACGAATTTATTGTCAAGAGTAAAAGTTATTCCAAGCGTAGCAAATAATCCTTTGTTATATTATACATATGATATTAAAGATTCCGATACACCAGAAATAATAGCTGACAAATATTATGGTGATTCATACTATTATTGGGTTGTTTTAATAGTCAATGAACTACAACATCCACAATGGTCTTGGCCGTTGACTTATGATATATTCCAAGATTATATCGCAAAAAAATATGCAGATATAGATGTTAATAGTATTTTTTATTATGAAAAAATAATAAAAAAAACAATTATTGAAACAGAAGAAGTAGTTGAAGAGCGAGTTAAAATAGATAAAGAAATGTTTGATATGTTATCCCAAGAAACAAATCAAACATTTAACATTGGCGATTTAACTACTGTAGTGGAAACAACGAAAAGAATCGTTACTTATTATGATTATGAACAAGAATTAAATGAATCAAAAAGAAATATAAAATTATTAAATTCAAAATATTTGAATACATTTGTAGAACAGTTTGAAACACTCTATGGTAATCCATAAAATATGTCTGATAATAACAATATTTTTTATCCTCAAGATTATAGATTAAAAAAAGTATCTTTGACGAGTAGCTCAGGAAGAAGTTTAAATTTAATAGATTTAGTTGTTGAATTTTCTTATTTTGAAGATTTGTTTGCTTTTTCTGCTTCAGGATATGTTGTTTTAAGAGATTCTGCTGGTTATATCGAACTCGAAAACATGACAGGAAATGAGACACTTGATATTGATTTTGGTAAATATGGTGATTCATATTTAAATTTAAAAAGAAAATTTAGAATGTACAAGATTTCGAACGTAAGACCTATTGGAAATTTAACAAGTATACTATATAAACTTCATTTTTGTTCAGAAGAATTGATACTTTCTGAACAAACAAAAGTACAAAAATCTTATCCTGGTCACAAAATATCAGAAATTGTATCTGGTATATTAACGGAAAAGATGGGAATTGAAGAAACAAAATTAATTATCGAAGACACATATGGAGTGTATGATCTTAATGTTGGTTTACTAAAACCATTTGAAGCAGTTAGTTGGTTATCATCTTATGCAAGACCATCAGCTTTTCAAAAAAGTGCTGATATGCTATTTTTTGAGAATAAAGATGGTTTTAATTTCAGATCAGTACAATCTTTATACAAATCAAATGTGTATAAAAAATATAAGTATCAAGCTAAAAACATAAAAGAAGCTAGTGCGGAAGATGCATTGACAACTGTTTTAGATTATGAAGTGCTTAAATTTTATGATGTTTTAGAGAATATCAGTTCAGGTATGTACGCTAATAGATTATTAACGATTAATCCTTTAACTCAAACATATAAAATTACCGATTTTAACTATGAAAGAGATTCAGATAAACCACTAAATAATAATAATGCATTATTTCCAAAAGGAAATAGACTTGGGTTTGATCAAAGTACTGCGTATCCATCTTTAGTAAAATTTTCATCATCAAATACGAGAGAAAATTCAAATAAGGCAGCTATAGAAAAGAATCCAGGCGCTGTTGAAAAAGATATATTCTTAGAAGATAGTTTACCAATTAGAACTTCTGCGCTCGCTGCACTCAATCATACAAAACTTAAAATTGTAATACCTGGAGATTCTGGATTAGCCGTAGGTAGAATTATTGAATTGGATATACCAAAATTAAATCCTGGAGATCGATCAAGAAGTAATTTTTTCTCAGGCAAATACGTTGTTACTGCTTTAAGGCATATTGTTCAAGTACCTACGGTATTTCAAACTATTTTAGAAATAACAAAAGATAGCTATATTTAATTTATTCATTAATAAATAGTACTATTGAAAAAGGAGAAAATTAATGAATTTTTTGGGTTATTCAGGATTCAATGGATTTGCTGGAGTAGTTGAAGATATAAATGATCCATTAAATTCAGGTAGAGTTAAAGTTCGATGTTTTGGATTTCATAGTGATAACTTGCAAGAAATGCCAACTGAGAATTTGCCTTGGGCGCAAATAGGTTTATCTCCTAATGGTTTAACTACTGCAACAACCAATATTAAAGCAGGAGATTGGGTACTCGGAAGATTCATGGATGGCGATTCCAGACAAGCTCCTGTCGTTGAAACAGTTATACGAGGAATAAAACCTTTAGTTGAAGATGTTAGTAAAGGATTCTCAAATCAAAGTACACTTCCATATAAAGTTGTTCCACCAGAGGGAATTATTGTCGATAAACCTGGTGAACCATGGATGCCTCGACTAGCTAGAGGTATAACAGAAGGTGCTACATTAGAAAAAAATAATTCACAACACAGTTGTGATTTTAAATTTAACATCAATTTTGGTGATCTAAGCATTGGTCTTATTGATAATCCTATCGCAGTTATCAAAAGAGCTATTGAAGAAGGAAAAAATGCTGCCGCACAGATTATCAAGATTCTTCTTGCACAATTTGCGGATGGAATAAGATTAATATTAACAGGGTTAAATTATACACTTAGCTTAGATCCATCAGGTATAATTGCAGCAGCGTTTGATTTGGCTAGATCAATAATAAGAAAAATAAATAAGATTCTTAAAAAAATCGGTGAATATGTTGCAGTTGCTTCATTGTTTATTAATCTCGTTAAAGAATTACAACAAGTTGTGGCTTTTATTAAACAACTTCCATCATTCTTTAAAACAATGCTACTTAATTGCTTAAATACATTTCAAAATAATATTAGAAGTTTAGTTGCTCAAGTAAATACTGTAGTTAAAAATCTAAATCAATCTATACAATCTCTGAAAACAAATTTGACTTCTATACAATCAGGATTGGCAAATTTTACAACAAACTCTACTCCAGAATATGCACCTGAAGATCAACTTAGTCCTGAACAGCTTGATCAACTTAATGATCTTACTGTAGATTATACAGATACGGCAGACTTAGATACAATTTTACAGGCTTTATTAGCTTTAGATGAAACAGCACAAACCGCAATAACAGATATAGAAGTTACAGCAAATACATCACCAGATACAACGGCCGTAGATTATATTGATCCAGAATTATTATCAAAATATTTGAATGGATATTCATATACATATAAAGCAGATGATCTTTATTTACCAGTATCAGCAGCAAGTTATTCAAGTGCACCGGATTTGGATGAATTGAAGAATTATATAGAAACTAGATATGCTGATGAGGGAAATAAATTTTTAGCATTAATGCCTGTAGAGCCTAACAACTTTAAACCAGTCATGCCTTAAAGAAGGAATTAAATATTATGCCAATTAATCCGGAAACTGGAGAAGAATATACATTAGATGGACCAGAATTTTATAATGGATGGGTAGAACCTAGATCACCAGCATTGGATGCACCACCCGAATATGGAATGAATTACGTTCAGATAACAGATTCTGGTCATTCATTTGAAATGGATGATACTCCAGACAGAGAACGAATAAGACTTACACACAGATTAGGTACATTTATAGAAATGCATCCAAACGGTGATGAAGTACATAAAGTATATGGTGATGGATACGAAATAACTGTTAAAAATAAAAATGTTTTAGTAAAGGGTACATGTAACATAACAATTGAGGGTGATGCACAATTACATTATATGGGTAATAAAACAGAGTACATCGAAGGTCAATATGAATTACATGTTAAAAAATCTTTTACTATATTAGCAGAAGAATCATTAAACATGACATCTAAATCTGATATGACAATACGAGCAGGCAACGGTATAACAGGTGCTATGGATTTATACGCACCAGATACTGTTACGATAACTGCCGATATGGCTGTAGAAGGTGGCATAACAGCAGAGAAAATCTTTGCATATGGTAGAATTGATGCTGGTGCTGGTGTTGGTGCTGGTCCATTAGGATTTGTTTCTGTTTTTGGTGGTTTATCTATTGGAATTCCTATTGCTTTACCGACTATGATTTTATCAGTAAATTTAGTTGCAGCAGGAGCATTAATGACGGCACCAGATGCGATTTTTGCTTTTGCTCAAATTGGTGTTATGACCGCTGGTTGGATGACTGATCTTGTAAATACAAGTCTACACAACTGTCATTTTCATATTGGTTTTAAAGGACCAACAGGTCCACCAATTCCACAAATGATTTAAGGGAGTAATAATATGGGAGCATTATATGATTCATTAAATTTTCCATCATCCATGCAAGGTAGTGTTAAAGAATATGATGATAAAACCAAAAAACATATGGAATCTGTAAAGGTTACAAATAAAGATGAGTATGATGATGTATTGAATAATGAAGTTGATGGTTATTATGTTAATCCTGTTGGACCTGAATGTGAAAGTATATCTTCTATAGCGAGTGCATGTATAATGCCCGGAACTCCTTCAGAAATAGTGAGTGCGGCAAATAATCTGATTTCAGCATCAACATCAGATCCGTCTAATTCTTTTTTTAGACACACAAATAGACTTTCAGGTTTAGAACCAACATTAAGTGAAGAAACTGGAGATAAACCTACCTTGGAGCTTGCATTAAATGTTGGAAGAACAGTTTCATATTATCTTTATCAAACTGAAGGTGTTTCAGACAATTCTATTACTCTTGGTTGTTTTTCAAGTCTATATACAAAAGATGATCTAACTAATTATATTAGTACTATTACTGGTTATCCAGCATTAATTTCAAGTAGTATAACATTTATTCCTGGTGGTGAAGGAAGCGGCGATACTTATACTAGTAGTTTATCAGGATCTCAAATATCACAAATAGTAACAGCTTTTAATAACATTAAAGCATTTATGGACGGTAAAAGAACAGATGATGAACAATATTATTTAAGACTTAGAGGAATGTTAAATAAATTTAAAAAATCTGGAGCACTAACATCAAGTGGTTTAGCACACAAACAATTAGTTAATGATGTTATAGGAACAGATTATGCAAAAGAAAGAGTTAATAAAAGTTAATAAATAAACCATGGCAACATTACAAAAAATATATTCAGATTTAGACTTTATGTTTGGTATAAATCCAGGCACAAAGGATGTCACTCTAAGCTATGATGTAAAAGCCGTCATTCGTTCCGTTCGCAATTTAGTAATGACTCATCATTATGAAAGATTATTTAATCCTGATTTGGGTTCAAAAGTAGGTTTTTTATTATTTGAACCAATTTCACAGTTAACAGCATCACAAATAGAAACACAAATAAAAATTACAATAGAAAATTTTGAACCAAGAGTAATAATTGATACAATTAATGTTCAGGCTTCAGATGAGTTAAATGGTTATAATGTTACACTTAGTTTTTATGTAGAAAATGCAACTCAATTGACATCAACAACATTATTTTTAGAGAGAATAAAATAATATGGCTAATGCCAATTCAATTACAAATTTGATAGATTTAGACTTTGATTCTATCAAAGAAAATTTAAAAACATTTTTAAAGAGTCAAGATGTTTTAAAAGATTACAATTATGAGGGTTCAGCTCTTTCTGTTCTTTTGGATGTTCTTGCATATAATACGCAATACAATGCGTATTATTTAAATATGGTTGCTAATGAAACATTTATAGACAGTTCTGTACAAAGAAGTTCTGTGGTTTCACAAGCTAAACTATTAAATTATACACCAAAATCTTCAATTGCACCAGAAGCAATCATTAATCTGACTGTAAATCAAGTAACTGGCAGTTCTTTAACTTTACCAAGTTATACAAACTTTTTATCTTCATCGATTAATGGTAAAAATTACAACTTTGTAACAACAAAATCATATACTACAACAAATATTGTTGATGGAAAAGCAGAATTTACAAATATTGGTTTGAAACAAGGCTCACTATCATCACAAGCATACACGGTAAATACGACTACGAATCCAAAATTTATATTTGAAATACCTGACGTAAACGCAGATTTATCTACTCTAACTGTTTTAGTACAAGACTCGTCAACAAACACAGCAACTACAATTTTTAATAAAGCTGATAATTTTTTAGTATTAGATGGTAATTCTCCTGTATATTTTGTGCAAGAAAATACAAATGGTTATTTTGAAGTTTATTTTGGAGACGGCATTTTAGGTAAAAAATTAATCAATGGTAATATTGTAAAATTTACTTTTATTTCAACAGATCCTGTTATTGCGAGTGGAGCAAATAGCTTTTATTTAATGGATACTATTAATGGATTTGCCAACACACGGCTCAATTCAATACAAGAAGCATCAAATGGTTCAAGCAAAGAAACAATAGATCAAATTAAATTTTATGCTACAAAAAATTATGCTGCACAAAATCGCGCTGTGACAAAAAATGATTATGCTACAATATTACAACAAAACAATCTTGGTATAACATTTGATTCGGTTAATGTTTGGGGTGGAGAAGAAAATGATCCACCTGTATATGGTCAAATATTCCTTTCATTGAAACCTTCTGGTGGATATAATATAACACAAGTACAAAAAAGAAAATTAATTGAAGATGTGATAAAACCAGTATCAGTAGTGACTGTAACTCCAAATATTGTAGATCCAGATTACATTTATGTAAGATTGGAAATTACTGTATATTATGATCCATATAAAACTATACAATCACCAGCAGAAATAGCCGACGGAATTAGATCTGCCATATATAATTTTGCAGATAAAACATTAAATAAATTTAATTCATCTTTTAATTCTTATTTAATGTTAAGTGCGATACAAAACTATAGTTCTGCTATAGTTGCAAATGATTTTAATATTAGATTGGAGAAAAAGTTTTATCCTACTTTAGGAAAACCTAATAATTATAAGTTTTATTTTAATACTCCTTTAGAAAAAGGTGTTTTGACTAGTGGTATTACAAGTAAACCTTCTTTAACATTTATTAGTACTAGTGCTGACGTTACAAGTACACAAGGTGCACAAATACAGAATGTTTATCTAGAAGAACTGCCGACATTAAGTTATGGAATTGAGTCAATTTCTATCAATAATCCTGGTTATAATTATCAATTACCTCCGACAATAACGATATATGGAGATGGTACTGGTGCAACAGCAGAACCTATCATGTCTTTAGGGACAATTAGAGGTGTAACTATAACAAATGCAGGAAATAATTATACATCTGCCGTTGCAACAGTTGTGCCTCAATCAATAGATAATACAGGGACAGGAGCATCACTTACAGTAAATTTACAAGGTAGATATGGTACTATTAGATCATATTATTTTAATAATAATAATGTAAAGACAATATTAAATGACAATGTAGGTAAAATTGATTATGTTAATGGAATAATAGAATTGAATTCTTTTAATCCTC